TGGTGGAATTGATACTCTATATCTCAGTAATGTTCAAGGAGAATCATTTACTGACAATGGAACTGCAAAATTAGTCTATTATGATGATTCCAATAATGCGGTTACTATGGGATCTACTTTTATCACAAGTTCAACTCCTACCGGTTCTTTATATAGTGGAAACTTTGTTAAAGTGAATCATTTCAATCATGGAATGTATTCTCCAAATAATAAAGTTAAAATTTCTGGTGTTTTACCTAATGTTACTCCAACTACACTCTCTCAGTCTATAACTGCATCTTCTACTTCAATTTCAGTTGCAAGCACTTCTAACTTTGGCACTTTTGAAGGAAAGGGAGTCAGTAATACAAATCCTGGTTATGCAATTGTAGAAAATGAAATTATTAAATATGAAAGTGTTGGGTCTGGAACACTAGAAACAATAGCAAGAGGTCAATTATCAACACTTGCTATTCCTCATGGTGTTAACACTCAAGTCTATAAGTATGAATTCAATGGTATTTCTTTGAGAAGAATCAATACAACTCATGATATTAGTGACTTTGGTTTAGACATTGATAGTTATCATATTGAGATTGATAGAACTTCTAATGGTGAAGATAGAAGTCTTGATGGCACACCTACAAATTATCCTCAACTTTCATTTACAACTGAATTAAATTCTGGAGGAAATGGTGTATTTGCTACAGAAAATATTCAATATGATTCTATCATTCCGTTCTATAGAATTATATCACCAACCGATGCAACTTCAGTCTCTGCAAAAATCAGAAGTGTGAGTGGAACTAGTGTTTCTGGTAGTGAAGTATCATTTAATGATTTGGGTTATGAAGATATACAATTAAATTCTCTTAATGAATTGTCTTCTACAAGAATTGTTTGCTCCAAAGTAAATGAAGATACATATCTAACTGCACTACCAAGAAATAAGTCCTTTACTACAGCAGTTACTTTAGAAACAACAAATAAGTATGTTTCTCCACAGATATTCTTAGATAACTGCTTCACCGATTTCCATAGTAATAGAATTAATTCTCCAATATCTAATTATTCTTCAGATAATAGAGTTAATTCATTTATTGAAGATCCACATTCTGCAATTTATGTATCAAATACAGTTAGACTTTCACAGTCCGCAACTTCTCTAAAAGTTATATTATCTGCTTATAGACATTCTTCTGCAGACTTTAGAGTATTATACAGTTTAATTAGACCAGATTCTAGTGAAATTGATCAAGCATTTGAATTATTCCCGGGGTATAATAATTTAACTGTGGATAATAATAATGATGGTTATCTCGATGTTGTAGATCCTGCAAATAATAGCGGATTACCTGATGTATTTGTTCGCCCAAGTAGAGAAAATGAATTCTTAGAGTATGAGTTTTCTGCCAATAATCTTGGAGAGTTTACTGGATATATTATAAAAATTGTAATGTCATCTACAAACCAAGCGTATCCTCCAAGATTTAAAGATTTAAGGAGTATTGCAGTCAGATGATGATACCAGTAAAAGGTCACCCGAATTTGTACAGAGATGAAGAGTCTGGTGCTATTGTCAATTTTGATAATAACTCTTATAATCAGTATGTGAATAGTTTAAATAATAGAAAATCTCAAAAAAGAGAGTTAGACGAAATGAAGAAGGATATTGAAGAAATTAAGTCTTTACTAAAGGAGATTGTAAATGGATCCAAGTGAAATAAAATTACAATCAATAGATAAATTATTTGAGTATGAAAAACACTCTAGAGTTATTGATAACTTAACTGAAGAGGAATTAAGAATTTTTGCAAAACTATACTTTAAGTTGTATTTGAAACAACAAGAAACTGTTGTAGACCTAATGAATCTTTAGAATATAAATATCTTAAGGTAATTCATTATTAAGTAATGTCAGTTTATGCATCTAACATTATAATAGAGCAGGGATTTGATTTTTCTAGTAACTTTGCCTTAGGGGATTCTAGAACCAATTCAAGTTTGAATATTACTGGATATGGAGTTACTGCACAATTGAGAAAAACTTATTCTAGTTCATCATATACATCTTTTGAATCAACTATTTTAGACTCTGAAGTCGGAATCATTAGAATATCATTAACTGATGATCAGACTTTAAGTTTAAAACCAGGTAGATATGTTTTTGATGTTCTTATTGAAATTGGTGGATTAAATTCTGGTGGAACTAAATATAAGGCATTTGAGGGAATGGCTCTAGTAAGACCGGGAGTAACGAGGTAATGTCTAGCATACCAGATAGAATTGGTGGACAGGGAGTAATAAAAGTACTTTCGAATATTAGTGGATCTTCAATATCAAGAATAGTTGATTTAAGTGATGTAGATGTATCATCTTTAGCAGACGGGTACTTTTTAGAGTATAATGCAGATACTTCTAAATTTATAACAACAGATACATTTAGATTTGTAAGAAATATCAATGTAACTGATACAACAACAACTCAAAATTTAGATGTAGTTGGTATAACTACATTTAGGGGAGATTTATATGTTGGATCTGATTTATATGTCAGTGATTACTTAATATATGAAAAATATTTTGATGGTCCCAATGGAATAGGATATTTTGATGATGATGGTAAGTTAATAGGTGCTGCAAGTACAGAAAATGCAATAAACACTAGTAATTTTATACTAACAACTGATGAACCGACTGGAATACCAACTTGGACTAGTGTAATAGATGGAGGTGTTTATTAATGTCAAAACCAAACACTAGACAAGAACTAATTGACTATTGTTTAAGGAGATTAGGTGCTCCAGTTCTAGAAATTAATGTTGATGATGATCAAATAGATGATTTGGTGGATGATACTATTCAATACTTTAATGAAAGACATTATGATGGAGTTGAAAGAATGTATCTAAAATATAAAATAACTCAGGATGATATTGACAGAGGATCTGCAAATTTGAATAATCCTGTAGGAATTGTTACTACAACAGGAACTTCAACAATCGTCGGAACGGCAACAACATTTAATTTTTATGAGACATCTAATTACATACAAGTTCCAGATTCTGTAATTGGTATTGAAAAAATATTTAAATTTGATACCAGTTCAATATCTGGTGGAATGTTTAGTATTAAATATCAGTTATTTTTAAATGACTTATATTATTTTAATTCTGTAGAGCTTTTGCAATATTCTATGGTAAAGTCTTATCTAGAAGACATTGATTTTTTACTCACTACAGATAAACAAATAAGGTTTAACAAAAGGCAGAATCGATTATATCTAGATATTGATTGGAAATCTCAATCTAAAGATACTTATATTGTAATAGATTGTTATAGAGCTCTGGATCCTCAATCATTCTCAAAGATATATAATGATTCTTTTGTTAAAAAGTATTTAACTGCTTTGATTAAAAAGCAATGGGGACAAAATTTAATTAAATTTCAAGGAGTGAAATTGCCCGGAGGAATTGAATTAAATGGTAGACAATTATATGATGACTCTGTAAGAGAATTGGAAGATATAAAGCAAAGAATGTCTTTAGAATATGAATTACCACCTTACGATTTTATTGGATAACAATGGCACTCAATCCTTTCTTTTTACAGGGATCTCCTGGAGAACAAAGTCTTATTCAAGATTTAATTAATGAAAACTTAAAAATATATGGAATAGAAGTTTACTATATTCCAAGAAAATTACTTAAAACTGACAATATCCTCAATGAAGTTAATTCATCTAAATTTGATACTAATTTTACAATAGAAGCATATTTGAATAATTATGATGGTTATGGTCCAGATAGTGATATTATGTCTAAATTTGGAATAAAATTAAACAATGAAATTTCATTAGTAATATCAAAAGAAAGATTTGAAGAATTTATATCACCCTACTTATCTGAAATAATGTCATTATCTAGGGCATATTACCAAGGTGAAGACTTGGCATTTGTAAGTAGACCAAAAGAAGGTGATTTAATTTTTTTCCCTTTGGGAGAAAGATTGTTTGAGATAAAACGAGTTGAAATGGAAAAACCATTTTATCAATTGGGAAAAAATTATGTTTATGAATTATCTTGCGAATTATTCGAATATGAAGATGAAGAAATTGATACTGGCATTTCCGAAATAGATGATGTTATGGAGGACATTGGATATATAACAGATCTTAAATTAGTTGCATTTGGAGGATCTGCTAGTTGTCAATCAGCAATAAGTCCTCTTTTTGGAGTTAGTAAAGTAGTTTTATTGAATGATGGATATGGATACACAGAAACACCCACAGTCAGTATAAGTCCACCGACAGGAAATCCAGATACCTCATCAATATTAGGATCTATTAGTGTTTCAGAACTATCAAAAACTGCAAAAGCAGTTGCAATAACAACTTCTGTTGGTGGTGTTCATTCAGTAAAAGAAATTTTAATTACAAATGCCGGATATGGGTATACAGAACCTCCAGCAGTGTCTATTATTGGTGGTTCTGGTTCTGGTGCAATAGCAACTTGCATAATATCTACAGGATCAATTCTAAATATTGGAATAGTGGATAAAGGTGATAGATATTACATACCACCAACCATTACAATAGATCCTCCAGTTGGCGGTGGAACAACCGCAACAGCAATATCAAGAATTAGTGCTGGTAGATTATCAGAAGTTTTGATGACAAATGCTGGATCTGGGTATACCTCTATACCAAATATAAATGTTTCTCCACCACCAAATGTAGGATTTGGGACTTATATTGTTTCAGAAACAGTAACTGGATCACTTTCAGGAACTACCGCAGAAGTTAGATCTTGGACAAATCCCGGTAAAGATATTGATAAGATTCTTAGAGTTTCTATAAATAGTGGTAAATTTAGTGAAGGTGAGAGTATTGTTGGATCCTCTTCATCTGCCATTTACACATTAAAATCATATGAAGATGATACTTCTAAGAGTGATAAATATTCTGATAATAAAGAAATAGAAGATGAAGCAGATAAAATTTTAGATTTCACAGAAAAAAATCCATTTGGAGTATATTAATGTTAGGCACATATTATTATCATGAAATTATCAGAAAAACAATAGTTTCATTTGGTACTCTTTTTAACGATATTCATATAAAGCATAAAAATAATTCAGATAATGTAATTTCAGATTTGAAAGTTGGTCTTTCATATGGACCAATGCAAAAGTTTTTGGCAAAAATTGAGCAACAAGAACAATTAAATAAAGCAATTGCCATAACTTTACCCAGAATGTCCTTTGAAATGACATCAATTCAATATGATTCGACTAGAAAAGCAGGAGTAACTCAGACATTCAAAGCTTTAGATGGGACAAATTTGAAAAAGGTTTTTATGCCAGTTCCATATAATATTGGATTTCAACTAAATATCCTTAGTAAGTTAAATGATGATGCTTTACAAATTATTGAGCAGATATTACCTTATTTTCAACCATCTTTCAATTTAACTGTAGATTTGATTAGTTCTATAGGAGAGAAAAGGGATATACCAATTGTATTAGACAATATTTCATTTCAAGATGATTATGAAGGAAATTTCACAACAAGAAGATCTTTGATTTATACACTCAATTTTACTGCGAAAACATATTTATTTGGTCCAATTGCAGATTCTACAGACGGACTTATTCGTAAGGTACAAGTTGATTATTATAATTCCACAGATACTGCAACGGCAAAAAGAGAAATGAGATATACTGTTACTCCAGATCCTATTGATGCAGGCCCTGATGATGATTTTGGATTTACTGAAGTTTGGGATACTTTCGATGATTCCAAAACTTATAGTCCAACACAGCAAGATGATATTTGATATGTTATGAGTAATAACTATGAAGGATTAGATTCTGCTCTCAATATTAAGAGTGATATTGTTGAGATAGAAAAAGTAAAAGAGGAATTGAATATATCTCCAATAAAATCGGATGATATTCAAAAGGACTATGAGTACACTAGAGCAAATTTATATTCTTTGATTGAAAAAGGTCAAGAAGCAATCAATGGAATAATGGAACTTGCTGGAGAAGGTGGAAGCCCTAGAGCATATGAAGTTGCAGGTCAGCTTATTAAAAGTGTTGGTGATGTTACAGATAAACTTATAGACTTGCAGAAAAAACTTAAAGATGTTGAGGAAGAATCTGTAAAAACAACTAATAATGTAACAAATAATGCAGTCTTTGTTGGATCAACATCAGATCTTTCAAAATTATTAAAACAAGGTTTTCTAAATAGTAAAGAATAAATTAATTTTAATGGGAACACTTCATCATTGGTTTAAAGGTTCTCGTTCTAAAAAAGGGAAACCTGGATGGGTTCAAGCAGATGGTTCTCCATGTGCAAATGAACCAGGTGAAACTAAGACACCTAAATGTTTTAGTAGTGGA